GGCATAGGAGATATAAATGGCATCAACTTACTCAAGTACTCTTAATCTCGAACTCCAAGCCAGTGGGGAAAACTCGGGAACATGGGGTACAATAACAAATAATAACTTAACAAAAGTAGAATCAGCAATCAAAGGTTACGTATCTGTAGCAATTGCAAGTACAACAGATTCACTAACAGTAGCAGATGGTACAACAGCAGATGAACAAAGTAACGCGATCATTAAACTAACAGGTTCCTTAACTGGTAATACTACCATGCAATGTGAAGCTGTAGAGAGTTGGTACATTGTTGATAACGCAACAACAATGGGAACACATACTTTAGGATTTAAACCAGCAGGCGGAACAGCAACAAACTTAGTAGCAAGCTCTAAACATATTTTATATTCTGATGGCTCTACCATGTTTGATGTACTTAAAGATGCAGGAGATATTAAAGCTAATGGTACACTAACCGTCAGTGGTAATACATCACTTGATGGTGGTACATTTGTTTTCAATGAATCAAGTGCAGATTTAGATTTTAGAATAGAAGGTAACAATACTACTCACATGGTGTTTGTTGATGCAGGTAATGACAGGCTAGGTATTAATAATGCTTCCCCTTCTACAACATTAGATGTAGTCGGAACAGCAAAAATATCTGGTAAGGTTGATATTGACGGAGGGGATTTTGTATTTAATGAATCTGGTGCATCGGTTGATTTTATAGCAGAGACGGATGAATTAACTCACGCTTTCTTTATTGATGGTTCTGCAAACAAAATAGGATTTGGAACATCAGCACCGACAAATGGATTTGTTACAATAGATCAAGCAAGCTCAACTGCGGCAATAGCAACTCTATCATTAGATCAAGGAGACGAAGATCAAGAATTTATTGATTTTAGAGGTACGTCTGCTGCTGATAGTACCGCTAGTATATCATCATCAACGGATGAGGGCGGAAGCAAAGTAGGTGCAATACGTATCAGTGTAAATGGTACTGATCGTTTTATAAGAATTTATGACACTGCAATTTAATTATGCCACTAACCAAACTACAAATAGCACCGGGTATAGATAAACAAAATACCGAATACGGTGCAGAAGGTAAATGGATTGATTGTGATAACGTTCGCTTTCGATATGGTTTGCCAGAAAAAATAGGTGGCTGGGAAAAAGTAACAAGTGATGCTCTCGTCGGCGCAACTCGAGCAATACTTACGTACTCTGATCTCAAAGGCGTCAAGTACGCTATCTATGGTACGAATAAAAAACTATACGCTTACTCAGAAAACATTTATGCGGATATCACGCCTACGCGCGCGACAGGAAGCATAACACAATTTGCAGCAACAAACGGTTCATCAACCGTTACTGTAACAGACGCGGACCACGGAGCGTTGATTGGTGACTTTGTTACTATATCTAGTGTCAGTGGTGCAGTAGGTGGTTTGTCACAAGCTAACTTACAAGGTGAGTTCGAAATATTAACTGTACCTAACTCTAATACATATACTATTGAAGCTCCAGCAGCAGCAACGTCGTCCGCGACCACTGGATCTGGAACAGCAACCTATCAAATAAATACAGGAGCAGCGGTAGCACTCTTTGGTTATGGTTGGGGTGCTGGTACATATGGCGCATCTACATGGAATACTTCAAGAGAAGGTTTGACAGGTGCTGATGGTGTTTTACTACAATCATCAAAATGGGCATTAGATAACTGGGGTGAAGATGTATTAACTTTACAATTTGATGGTGGCTTATTTTATTGGGACACATCAGCAGGACTATCGAGTAACTTAGCTTCTACAACAGAAGTATCTGGAGCACCAACTAAATCACGATTTATGTTAGTCTCTGGTGATGATAGACACATTATTTGTTTTGGTACAGAGACAACAATAGGTTCAACATCAACGCAAGATAATATGTTTATTCGTTGGTCTTCACAAGAATCAACTAGTGATTGGACACCAACGGCTGTTAATACAGCAGGATCAAAAAGATTAACAGATGGTAATCAAATACAAACGGCTGTTAGATCAAGAGGTGCGGTAATGGTATGGACAGATTCTTCTTTGTATTCAATGCAGTTTATTGGTTCACCTTTTACTTTTGGATTTAAACAAATAGGTTCTAATTGCGGTGCTGTAGGAATAAATGCAGCAGTTGATGTATCTGGTACATCTTTTTGGATGAGCGACGAGTCATTCTTTATGTTTGATGGTTCAGTAAAAAAGATACCTTGTAGTGTACAAGATCATGTCTTTGATAATATTAATGCTAATGCAAAACAAGATGTGTTTTGTGCGGCAAACGCTGACTTTAACGAAGTCATGTGGTTCTATCCATCAAGTGGATCAGATCAAATAGATAAAGTCGTTATATTTAATTATGCAGAAAACTTATGGTATGTAGGTACATTAGCAAGAAGCTCATGGGCTGATAGTGGTGTGTATCCTGTACCTTATGCTGCTGAGTTTGATTCTACAGATACTACAGCTAGTATCTCTACAATCAATGGACTCAAAGCAGGTAGAACTTTTATATATTTACATGAGACAGGTGTTAATGATGATGGTGCGGCTATGGCAAATCATATTGAATCTGGTGACATAGACATTGCAGACGGCGATCAGTTTATGTCTATTGGAAGATTTATACCAGACTTTAAAGGTCAAGCAGGCACTGTAGATATGACGATGAAGACTAGACCCTTTCCAACAGCTTCACAAAAAACACATGGTCCTTTTGATATTACAACAAGTACAAATAAACAAGATACACGAATACGCGGTAGACAAATATCTGTCAGAATATCAAGCGATGCTATTGACGATAAATGGCGATATGGTACACTTAGATTAGATATGAAACCAGACGGAATGAGAGGCGGGTAATGGGACTAGAAAGTTTAGTTGGTAGTACCGCGCAAAATGGACCTATGTTTCTTGGTAATGAAATGTTTCAACCGGGTCCGGGTCAACCGATAACTGGTCCGGCAAAAGGTCCGGGTGGACCACTACTTATAGATAATAATAGTCTTGGTCCGGGTGGAAATTTTTTTGGTGGTCCTTATAAACCTCCGGGTTTTAGCGATTTTATTGGTTTACCTCCACTTGAACAAGTACCCGGTGGACCGGGTTATGGTGGAGGTCTTATTGGTGTACAACCCCCAAATGGAAATTTTATTGGTTTACAACCACCAATGTTTGGTGGTGGGCTACAACCAATGCCACAACCGGTTATGCCAGACTACTCTAGTCAGTTTGATAAGTTTGGTGAACAACTAACAGGCTTTGGTGATCAAATGACCGGGTACCAAGATGCTCTTGGTAGCTTTAATGAGCAAGTTGGTGGTATGGGTAAACAGTTTGAAACAATAAATAATAGACTAGACAGTGTTGATAAAGGTTTAGGTAGCCTTGGTAATCAAATTGCTAGTTTTGAAAATATGCAAAAGGCACAACCGTCATCAGTTATGCAACCGCAGCAACAGCAACAGCAATCATATAGTCCATTTGGCTTTGGCGGCTTTGGTGGATTAGCTTCATTATTTGGAGGATATTTTTAATGGCATTAATTACAGTCCCACGTTTACCAGACGCAACAGAAGAATACGATAAACATCAAATGTCACAGATGGTTCAAACATTAGAGCAAATGATATTTGTTTTAAATAACACCTACGTACCACAAACTCTTCGTGAAGAAGAAGAACGTGTAAGTTGGTTTTTATCATAAATGCCTAACGTCTATACAAACTATAAAGCAGTATTATCAACAAATGAGTTGACTACTTTGTATACTGTACCGGCAGAGACAACTTCTATTATTAAATCTATTCGTGTATCCAATACAGATACAGAAAATGATTGTAATATATCATTGTTTCTTGTCGATAGCGGCGGAAGCAGTTTTGGTATAGAAACAGATAGAACAGTTAAGGCTAAGCGTTCAGCAGAACTATTAGCAACAGGCGTTCTGAATGCAGGATTTGGATCAGTAGATTCATCTTTTGCACCTGCCACGGCAATTGTCGTCAAAGAATCAGAAGCAATAAAAGCTCAAGCTCAGAATGGTAATGACTTGAACATAATCATTAGTGTATTAGAAATGTCTAATACATAACACAAGGAGAAGACTATGCCGGGAAAAATGAAAAAAGACGACATGATGATGCAGTACAAAATGGGTGGCGGAATGATGTACAAAAAAGGTGGCACTACAAAGAAAAAAGTTAAAAAGAAAAAACTAGCCGCTATGTACGGAGACCCTAAAAAAATAACGAGAGGCGATATTATTACTGCTGCTAAAATGAAGAAAAAGAAAAAAGGTAAGAAGTAATGAGAAAAGGTTTGTATGCCAACATCCACGCTAAGAGAAAGCGTGGAGGTAAAATGAAAAAGAAAGGTGCAAAAGGAGCACCTACTGCTGCTAATTTTAAAAGAGCAGCGCAAACAGCGAGAAAAAAATAATGACTAAACTTTGTCCTAGAGGGAAGGCGGCAGCTAAAAGAAAGTTTGATGTTTATCCTAGCGCGTATGCAAATGCGTACGCCTCTAAGATTTGTGCTGGCAAGATTAAAGATCCAAGCGGTGTCAAAAGAAAAGATTTTAAGGGACCTAAAAAAGCTATGGGCGGTGTAATTGATTTTAACAAAATATCACAGGATCGTAAAAAAGTATCTAGCTTTGCTCAAGGCGGTATTGCAAAAGGTTGTGGTGCAGTCATGCAAAAGAGACGAAAGAAAACAAAGAAGTCATAATGCCAAGTCATACAGGTTTAGCAAAATGGTTCAAACAAGATTGGGTTGATATTGGTTCAAAGAAAAAAGGTGGAGGCTTTGCTAAGTGTGGTAGGTCAAAACAAAAAAAAGATGCCAAAAGAAAATACCCTAAATGTGTACCTTCCGCTAAAGCGGCTAGTATGTCAGACAGTCAAAGAAAATCTGCTGTATCTAGAAAAAGAGCAAAAGCACAAGGTGTTGGTGGTAAACCAACTAATGTAAGAACATTTGCAAAAAGGAAAAAAAGTGGAACGAAAAAGAGATAAGCAACCACCA